GGCGGGCGGCGGCGGCTTTGCGCGAGCTGACAACCTTGCCGCCCTTGCGCCCAATCGCGGAGAGATATTTGGTGATCGATGTCATGGTGTTGTTTTGCCGGGTTGCCTACCGGCCCTCGGTGTCATCCGAGAGGCTCCGCTTACACGGAGTCGTGCGCGGCGGAGACTATTTCCTAACGACGCACGGCTGCCATCCACGCTCGTGCAGGTGCTCCTCCGACTCGTCTCTTCTGCGCGGAGGCAACTGCCGGAACGCGGAACATGCAGCGTTCAGTTCGGCGAGGAAACGAGCCGAGCGTGCGCCAGGCCGAAGCCCGACAAGGTGAATCCGCATGTGCTGTGAGTTGCACCGCACGCGGGGGGTCCGTGAAGCCCCGTATACGTCCGATTTAATTCTGCGTGCAACTGCGGTCAACTTATCCAGAGTTTCGTCTGGCTGCGAGTTGCAATCTATATATGTCATTTGATCCTCCTGCCCTTGACTGGGCTTGTCTCGATTACAGGTATAATATATCCCAGGCCGGTTGGGTTTGTCAAGGGAAATCGGCAACTATTTTAGGGGGCGAACGAAAGGCGAACCATGCCCGCGCGTAAACAAATCGTCATCCTGATGGCACTCTGGGGCGAGCTCGCGCCCGCGGGCACGGCCAAGGAAAAGAAATGTGCGCGACTCCGATTCCTGGCACAGACGGTGGGGCGCATCGTGGACTCGGCCAATGATCTCTCTGCCGTGGAGCTGGACAGGTGCATCGACACCTTGCGCGCTGACAATCGGAGCCGCGCGCGCCAGCGGATTCGGCAAGCTCACGGTTCGACTTTCGCTCACCGCCCTGAGCAGGGTCGAATGGGCCACCCCGTCCCGAGCGGAGTCGAGGGGCAAGCGGTGGCTGGCCCCAGCCGGGAGCAGCTATTCAAAATCCGGCAACTGGAGATCGAGCTCGGCTGGGCCGGGGTTCCGGCGCGGCTGGAAGGTTTTCTGGAATCGAAATATCATCGGTGGCGCCCCCAAGACTTGTCGCGCTGGCAGGCGGGGAAAGCGATTGAGTCGCTGTTCGCGGTCTGGGCGCGCGGGAATATCAAAGCGAAAAAAGGCGCGGTGTATCCGGTGGGCGTGCCAGAGCTGCGCCGCGAAGTCGCCCGGCTGAAGCGCACCCTGCCGAAATGGTTGCCTGCGGAAGCCGGCAGCCATCCTGAGCTTGCCGAAGGATCTGCTCTTGCAGTGCCCATTATCGATCCTCCCCAATTAAGTGATCAATGAGATGCGATGGCAAGTTATTACAACGAGATTGAGCCGTTTGCAGCGGAATGGCTGCGGCAGCTTATTAAGGGACTTATATACCTGACTCCAGTACTACTCCGTGGTCCTACCGCAAAATGAGACCGATAGTACTGCAAATAATACTTGACTCCAGCGTTGGATTTATCTACAATATAATTGTAATGGAATTAAGCCCAGTCAAGGGCTGGAGGATTAAGCTGGAGGATTAAAATGATTCGTGAACAGTTTACTGAAAAATCTGAGGCGACCGAGGCGGCGAAAAATATTTGCGCTCAATCCGGCGGGAAAACATTCGTTTATTGGTTTCCCCGTGCCATTCCGCGCCGGGGCGTAGTTGTAGATGCTGAGGGGGCGGTACAGTATCAGGGGCAGGATTGGGCGGAACTTATATTGGTATGCAACGTCAACGGGTAGGAGGATTAAATGGGAAAACTGAGAGCGTGGATTGTGAAATTTCAGAATGGGTCCGAGGGGATTTATTTGCTGGAGCCAGAACTGTTCAAAACGGCTGACGAGGTTATCGAAAACCTTAACCGTACGTGGGGATTGTCGGCAGTTCTCGCAACCTGCCAAGTCGGGGATCGCCGGGAGGAAATCACGAGAGCGGTTGATCGTATGTGCATGGCCCTGAACACGGAGTAATCTATGAGCAAATCCACAATCAGCACCTTTGAACTGTTCGATATTTTCCCCGACGAGGAAACCGCCCGCCACTACTTGGAGCTTCGCCTGTGGGTCGATGGCCCAATCTGCCCGGCGTGCGATAGCGGTGCGCGGATCACGTCGCGCAAAGTGGCGCGCAAAGGTTACTACCTTTGCAACGCCTGTAAAGTCGAGTTCACGATCCGCACGGCCACGATCTTTGAACGCTCTCACATCCCTCTCCACAAGTGGCTCTATGCCATGTACCTGCTCGTTACGGCCCGCAAGGGTATCTCTTCGATGCAACTGGCAAAAGAAATCGGGGTCACACAGAAGTCGGCATGGTTCATGCTTCAGAGACTCCGCGAAGCGTGCGGCACAGCGACCGACAAGTTGAATGGAGAAGTCGAGATTGACGAGACGTTTATCGGCGGTTTGGAATCCAACAAGCACGAAAACAAAAAGCTGAATCAGGGGCGTGGCTCCGTTGGCAAAACCGCTGTAATCGGAATGCGCGAACGAGGCGGACGCACGAAGGCCATGCCGATCAAGAGCACCAGCATCGAAGAGATTCAGTCTGCCATTCACACCCACGTAGAAGTCGGCTCCCTTCTCTTTACCGATGAGCACGCAGCCTACAACGATCTGGACGGGTTGTTCTTTCGGCAAGAGCGCGTGAATCACTCTGCGAATCAGTACGTAAACGGGATGGCCAGTACCAACGGGATAGAGAGCGTGTGGGCGGTCCTGAAGCGCGGGCTTAACGGAGTCTATCACCAAGTCAGTAAGAAACACCTCGCCCGCTATGTGGACGAGTTCGCCTTCCGGTTGAATGCTGGCAAGGTCAGTCGTCACACGTTGGAGCGGCTGGACAGTTTTGTGGCTGCGGTAGTCGGGAAGCGAATTACGTACAAAGAACTGACGGCGGAGGTCAACCAATGAAGAGACTCCCGGAACTAGATCGAATCGTTGACAAGGTTTTGGCCTACCACCCGAAGCCGAAAACCAAGGCCGCGAAGCGGCGCAATCGGAGGAAGGCCCGTGCTGCAAAGAAAGGCTAGTTGGAGTCATCTATATAAGTCCCCTTATTAAGGCGGGCCTGATCGCGGACGGAGAGGTGGATGAGCGGAACATCAAACAACTCGAAGCGAAAGACCTTGCTGGATTCACGCAATGCCATTTCTTCGCCGGGATTGGAGTCTGGAGTTACGCCCTGCGTCTCGCCGGATGGCCCGACTCTCGACCTGTTTGGACAGGCAGTTGCCCCTGCCCGAGTTTCTCAGCCGCAGGCAAAGGCGGCGGGTTTGATGACCCTCGCCACCTCTGGCCGGCTTGGTTCCGACTCATCCGCGAGTGCCGCCCTGCAACGGTCTTTGGAGAACAGGTTGATGCAGCGATTGGACACGGCTGGCTCGACCTTGTACAAACTGACTTGGAGGGCGAAGCGTACTCCGTTGGGAAGGCGGTACTTGGAGCGTGCAGCGCGGGAGCGCCGCACAAGCGGCAGCGGCTGTACTTCGTGGCCGAGTCCGGGAGCATCGGAGCACGACATGTCGCCGCAAGAATGGGAGCGGCAAAACAGAGCGCAGAAAGCGAACAATCCTCTGCTCCACGAGAAGCAAAAAATGCTTTCAACAACGGCGCAACTGTCGGCCTGGCCGACACCGAATTGTCCGACTGGGGGGCCGAATACGGAGAGCACCGAGACGCACACCGGCGGGATGGACTTGGACGGAGCGATGAGGCTGGCGAGTTGGGCGACGCCGCAAGTTCACGACGACAAGTTGCGCGGGAACACGATGGCGGACCACCACGATTCGCCGCACGATCTGAGCAATCAGGCTTTACTGGCAAGCTGGAACACGCCGACGAGCGAAGACACGAAGACCGACGGCCCAAAGGCGATGCGGAAATGGGAAGACCATCGGCAGACGGGCGCGGGATTGCCGACATCCGTCCAGCGGCTCAGGAATCAAGCGCAGGCATTGGCGGCATGGCCCTCTCCGATGGCGGGGAGTCCAGCGACGGAGAATTACAACGCGGCGGGGAACAACGATTCCAGCAGGAAGACGGTTTCACTCGTGGCTTCTGGCGAGACGCCGAGTGGCTCTGGTGCCGCGACGGGAAGTGGCGGCCAGTTGAATCCGGCACATTCCCGCTGGCTCATGGGACTTCCGGCCGAGTGGGAAAGCTGCGCGGATTCGGCAACGCAATCTGCGCGCCAGTCGCGCAAGCGTTCATCCGTGCCTACATCGACGCAAGGGAATTAACATGATAGTTGCCACGCCCACAGTTGCACCATTCCAGGGCAGTACTAGGACCATATCCCGTCCGCCCTCCATATTGTCTCGACCGGGCCGGCAAAAATCATTCAAAGGGCCTTGCTGATGGAGTTTACATCTGGCAGTATTCGTATCTTGTTGACTCCTTATTAGTTACGCTGGTCATGGACTTCCCGTCTGCCCTCCAAATCAACGCACTGCCACATTCGATGGAGATCATGTCGCACGGCGAACGTAGTATCAATAACTTACGGCGATTTTGGCAGTAACGGCCACTGCCACTGCCACACTCTGCGACACGATCTCCGAGAATCCACCACTCGCTGCCGCATCCCATCAGTGCGCAGCAACTCCAGACCATTCAATAGGTTGCCCGCCAATACTCACCCTCTCCCACCATCTCCCGCCATCGCCATCCATTGAATGCATTGGCAACATTCTAGGCCCATGCTATCATGCTCGGGA